CCGCGCCAGCCCGGGCGCGTTCTGTCCGCCAATGAAAAGATCGCGGCGGGCCTCGCCAAGGGCCAGTTCAAGGCGGGCCGCGGTCGGGCGTGACGGATCTGGGGGCCCCCGCCCCAAGTTTGGCCAGGGGGCTTGCCTTTTTCGCAACTTGGTACTATACTGACGTCACTTTTGGTTGTATAGCCAGAGGCGAAGGCCCACAGGAGTGATTCCGCGGGCCGCGACGGAACCCCGGGTGATCCGGCACGGCTGAAACCGCTTGATTCATCAACTTCTGAAGGAGGGCCAATCATGGCTTCTGTTACCCTTGTCGAAAGCGCCAAGCTGGCCCAGGACGAACTGGTTGCTGGCGTGATCGAAAACATCATCACCGTCAACCGCATGTTCGACGTGCTGCCCTTCGATTCCATCGAAGGCAACAGTCTCGCGTACAACCGCGAGAACGTCCTGGGCGACGTCATCATGGCCGGTGTCGGCACGACCTTCTCCGGCGCAGGCGCGGGTAAGAACCCGGCGACCTTCACCCGGGTGAACAGCAACCTCACCACCATCATGGGTGACGCCGAAGTGAATGGCCTGATCCAGGCTACCCGCTCCGGCGACGGAAACGACCAGACCGCTGTCCAGATCGCCTCCAAGGCGAAGTCCGCTGGCCGCAAGTACCAGGATATGCTGATCAACGGTACGGGTGCCGGCAACGAGTTCGCGGGCCTGATCCAGCTGTGCGCTTCGGGTCAGAAGGTCGACACCGGCGCGAACGGTTCCAACCTCTCGTTCGACATCCTGGACGAGCTGATGGACCTTGTCGTGGACAAGGACGGTCAGGTGGACTACATCACCATGCACGCGCGTACCCTGCGCAGCTACAAGGCGCTGCTCCGCGCCCTGGGCGGTGCGTCCGTCAACGAAGTGGTCGAGCTGCCCAGCGGCGCGGAGGTCCCGGCATACTCGGGCACCCCGATCTTCCGCAACGACTACATCCCGACCAACCAGACCAAGGGCACCAGCACCAACGCCACCACGATCTTCGCTGGTACGCTGGATGACGGTTCGCGCACCCACGGCATCGCCGGTCTGACCGCGGCTCAGGCCGCGGGCATTCAGGTTGTGGACGTGGGCGAGTCGGAGGACTCCGATGAGCACATCTGGCGCGTCAAGTGGTACTGCGGCCTGGCTCTGTTCAGCGAGAAGGGGCTTGCCGCCGCAGACGGCATCCTCAACTAAGGCAGTCCCGCCCTCCGGGGAGGGCTCTGCCCCGTAGTACCCGAAGGGCGGGCCGGTCTGAGGCTGGTCCGCCCTTTTTGCTTAATCTACACGGAGAACCGTACAAATGTCCACTATCATCCAAACAACCTTTGTCCTGACCGGAGCCCTCGCGGGCCGCACGATCCGCTTGGGCAGTCAGCCATACGCCTTCGAGAAGGGCCGTTTGACCATCACCGCTCCGGCGGAGGAAGTCGCCCTGCACGCACGCTTCCTCGAACGCAACTGGCAGGCTTACCCGGAAGGACACCCCGCACTGAAGGAGGTGCCCGATGGCCAGCGTGATCTTCAAGAAGGCTCCCAGCCAGACGGCCAACAGCCGGTACACGGCGACGTTCAGCCCGTTGGGGGCGGGACTGAGGCCGGTGACGCGGCACCTGTCAGCGGCGGAGGTGTCGAAGCCGAAGCCGGGCAGGCCGGGAGTGTTCCCGGTGGGGACGGACAGCAGGCGCAGCTGAACCCGGCGGGCGACCCGCCGCCCCCGGAGGTGAACGCCAAGCTCCAGAAGGCCGTCCAGAGCCTGGACCCGGCGGACGACAACCACTGGACCAAGGACGGGAAGCCCGCGATGACCGCCGTGGAGAAGCTGTATGGATCCGCGGCCATCACGCGCGCTGACGTTGAGGCCGTCGCCCCCGGCTGGACCCGGGAGAAGGCGAAGGCCGCTGCGGCGCAGTAACCCAACCAACTCCGAAGGAGATACATCATGGCGAAATCCGGCACCACCAAGGCAACCGCCTCGAAGATGATCAATGCCTCGAAGTCTGGCGTGCGTCACGGCCAGAACTCGAAGAACGTGGTCATGGGCGGCAAGTCCGCTCCGGCCCCCTCCGGCCCCACTGCCCCGATCAAGGGCATGGACAAGGGCGGGGTCTGACCCGTGTTCGGCTCCCCCTCCCCCAAGGTCTGGGCCGCGGCGGGCGTCCTGCTTGCCGTCGCCTTGATCGCCCTCGCGTGCTACGGCTACGGCTACGTCTCCGGGAAGGCGGACGCGACCGCGAAGGCGGCGGAGGTCATGGACAAATACAAGGAGGAGGTCCGCGCCCGGGAACGGGAGCAGGAACGCCTCCTGGCTGAGGCCAACGACAAGAACCGTGAACAGGAGAAAGCCCATGAGCAGCGTGTCGCAGACCTCCGGGCGGAGTTCGCCCGACAGCAAGCGGACGCCCGGGCGCGGGATGAGCGCACTATTGCTGATCTGCGGTCTAGCAATCAGCGGCTGCGCATCCAAGTCTCCTCTTGTAGTGCGGCCCAATCCGGTGCGGCTGAGTCCGCCCCCGGCGGAGCTGATGGAGCCGGAACAGCCGAACTTGCGCCAGAGACTTCTGCAGCTCTTTGGTCAATCGCCGCAGACGGCGACCGGGCCATTAGGAAACTGACCGCCCTTCAGGCTTGGGCGCGGTCCGCCGTCCAGCTTTGTACCATACCGCAACCGGAGAACCAACAATGAACATCGCCGTCACCCGCTTCCTTGCCCGACTGCGCAAGCGCCTCGCCCCCTTCCTGGACCTCACGGCCTGGGTCCTGCTCATCGCCAGCATCGTCCCGTTGCTGCTGATCGACCCGGCCATGGTCTGGACCCTCGCGCAGTGGACAACGTTTGCCCTCGCGCTGGCAGGGATCACCGTTGTGATCACCCGTGTGGTACTACCCCAGGTGGACCTGTCGGAATGGCTCGCGCATGCCCGGGATGGCTCCGTGGCCGGGGGCCTCGTGGTCCTCGCCGTCGCCCTGACCATCTGCTTCACCTTCTTGGGATTGGTGCTATGGGCAAAAGCCTGATTCACGTCGCCTTCGCGGTCCTCTGCTGGGCCTTCGGCTCCGTCACGGTAGCGACCGCCCAGGACGTTCGCACCTTCATCCCTGCCGGGGCGAAGGTGTACGCGCCGTTGCTGGTCGAGAAGCAGAAGGCGGTCTGGCCGCAAGCCCCGGAGCCATGGACCCTCGCCGGTTTGGTGGAGCAGGAAAGCTGTATCAGCCTGACGCACCCCCGCTGCTGGAACCCGCGCAGTGAGCTCAAGACCTCCCGGGAGTACGGTTTTGGCTTGGGCCAGATCACCGTGGCCTATCGGGCGGACGGATCCGCGCGATTCAACAAGTTCGAGGAGCTGAGGGCGGCGCACGCCTCGCTGCGCGACTGGACTTGGGCGAACCGCTTTGACCCGGGCTATCAGCTCACGGCCATCGTGGAAATGAATCTGTACCTGTGGCGGCGGCTCGCCTCCGCCCCGGGCGCAACGGTCACGGACCATTGGGCCTTCGTCCTGTCCAGCTACAACGGCGGGCTCGCGGGTGTCCTCCAGGACCGGCGGCTGTGCTCGAACACCCGCGGATGTGACCCGGCCCGTTGGTTCGGGCACGTAGAACGCACCAGCCTCAAGTCCCGCGTCCCTCAGCCCGGGTACGGGAACCGGAGCTGGTATGAGATCAACCGGAGCCACGTGCGGAACGTCCTGACGCTCCGCCGGGACAAATATCAAGCCTTTTGGAGGACGTGGTGGCCTTGATCGTCCAAGACAACACAGGAGCCGTCGCCGGGGCGAATGCCTACATCACTGTGGAGGAGTTCAAGACCTACCACACTGACCGCGGCAACTCCTTCGCGGGCTTCACGGACCCTCAGATTGAGGCCGCGGTCATCCGCGCAACCGACTACCTTGACCAGCGGTTCAGCTTCGTGGGCAAGAAGCGGCTGGGCCGTGACCAGACCACGGAGTGGCCCCGGACGGATGCCTGGGACCGCGACCGCCGCAGCATCAACGACATCCCGGTGGAGGTCCGCGAAGCCTGTGCTGAGTACGCGATCCGCGCCCTGAGTCAGGTCCTGAACCCGGACCCGGAGCGGGACGCCACGGGCCGTCCGATCCACTCCAAGGCCCAAGCGGTCGGACCCATCAGCGAGTCCGTCACCTACGCCTATGGCGGGGCCTTCACCATGCCCGCCTACCCGGCAGCGGACCGGAAGCTGGTGAAGGCCGGTCTGGTCCGCTCCGGCGGCAACCTGGTGCGGGGGTGATCCATGGGCCGCTTTGACTCCGCCATCGCCGTCGCCAAGAAGCTGATCAGCAAGAACGGTCAGACCGTGACGCTGCGGGGCTTCTCCGGGACGGCGGGAGCCGATCCCGCGAAGCCTTGGAAGCCGGGGGTCCCCGCGGCCCAGGATCAGACGATTGAGGCGGTGTTCCTGGACTATGAGCAACGCTACATCGACGGCCAGACGATCCGCATGGGCGACCAGCGGGTGTTCATGCCCGCGGAGGGCCTGACGGCTCCGCCGGAGGTCGAAGGCTTGGTGCTGCGAGGCACGGAGGCCTGGAAGGTCATCGCCGTGAAACCGCTGAACCCGAACGGGCAAGCGATCATGTATGAATTGCAGGTGCGCCAATGACCCTTCCGACCTTTGACAGCGCCCGCGACGAAATCCTTGGGCTGTTCAACACCAAATGGACCGCGGACACCCCGGCACTCAACGGCGGGGCTCCGATCCGCGTGGAATGGCCCGGGGTGGACGCGGGCGACCCTCCACCCGCGGACAAGCCCTATGCCCGGATCACGTTGCGCCACACTACTTCGCGGCAGGCGACCTTCGGACCCACCGGCGGTCGCCGCTTTACCCGTCCCGGACTGATCACGGTACAAGTTTTCACACCCCTGTCCGGGGGACAAGGCTTGACTCTTGCTGAAAAATGCGCGATAATCGCCCGGGACGCCTTCGAGGGGCGAGGCACCGCGAGCGGCATTTGGTTCCGCAACGCCCGGATTCAGGAGATTGGACCAGACGGGACGTGGTACCAGATGAACGTCCTGGTGGAATTTGTGTATGACGAACTGCGGTGAACCCCTCGACCACTTGATATGAGGAGCTGAACATGGCCAACAAGATTGACTCGAACGTCACCGGGCTCCGGTATGCGGAGGAGACTGCAATCAAGACCCTTCCGGGCTCGCCCATCTGGTATCCGCTGGAGCCGAACAGCTACAACGACTTTGGCGGCCAGATCAGCACCGTTGCCCGGAACCCCATCAACCCCTCGCGCCAGCGCAAGAAGGGCGTGACCACTGACCTGGACGCCTCCGGCGGTTTCGCCACGGACCTGACGCAGACCAACCTGACCCGTCTGCTCCAGGGCTTCTTCTTTGCGGACATCCGCGAGAAGCTGACCACGGCTCCGATGAACGGAACAGCGGTGACCCTGACCGGCGTGACGGCCTCCAACGACACCTATGCTGCGGCATCGGGCCTCGCGGGCTTCCTCGCGGGTGATCTGGTTCTGGCCTCGGGCTTCGCCCAAGCGGCGAACAACGGCCTGAAGCAGGTCGCCAGCTCCACCGCCGGAACCGTGGTGGTGGGGGACGGCCTCGTGGATGAAACTCCCCCGGCTGCGGCCAAGCTCCAGAAAGTCGGTTTCCAGTTCGGCTCCGCGGAGATCAACGTGGACGTGTCGGGCAGCTATCCGCGCCTGGTTCGCGCCTCGGGCACGAAGGACCTGACGACCCTGGGCCTGATCCCGGGCGAATGGGTCTTTATCGGCGGCGATTCGGCGGCGACCAAGTTCACCAACGCGGCCAACAACGGCTTCGCCCGCGTCCGCGCGGTCGGCACTGACTTCATCGAGTTCGACAAGACCTCCGCCACGATGGTGACGGAAACCGGAACCGGCAAGACCATCCGCCTGTTCTTTGGCAACGTCATCAAGAACGAAGCCGCAGCCAACCTGATCAAGCGCCGCAGCTACCAGCTGGAGCGTACCTTGGGCCAGGACTCGAACGGCACCATGTCGGAGTACCTGGTGGGTGCGGTTCCGAATGAGATGAGCCTCCAAATCCGTCAGGCCGACAAGGTGACGGTTGAGCTGGGCTTCGTTGCCGTGGACAACGAGCAGCGCGACGGCTCCGTGGGCGTGAAGTCGGGCACCCGTCCCGACCTCGTGGAGGCTCCCGCCTTCAACACCTCCTCGGACTTCAGCCGGATCAAGATGCACCTGGTCACCGCCGGGAACGCGAACCCCAGCCCGCTGTTCGCCTTCCTGACGGAGCTGACCCTGACCGTGAACAACAACGTATCGCCCAACAAGGCGGTCGCTGTCCTCGGGGCCTTCGACGTGAGCGCGGGCACCTTCGCGGTGTCGGGTTCGGTCACTGCATACTTCGCGGACATCGCCGCGGTTCAGGCGGTGCGCAACAACTCGGACGTGACGCTGGACTTCGCCCTAGTGAAGAACAACGCAGGCATGGTCTGGGACATCCCCCTGATCGCGTTGGGCGACGGTCGCCTGAACGTGGAGCAGGACCAGCCCATCACCCTGCCACTGTCCATCGAAGCGGCGGAAGGCCCGAACAAGCACACCCTCTTGTTCAATGAATTCCCTTACCTTCCGAACGCGGCTGACGTATAATCAACCCGGGGCGGGCTCCGGCCCGCCCGAACCCTCTCAACTGCGGAGAAAACGAGAATGAGCCTGTACAAACTGTTCAAGACCGACGAGCACCTGGAGACCGATGGCATCTGGCTGGAGTATGGCCAGAACGAAAAGGGCGAGCCGATCCGCATCAAGATCGCCCGTGCCGGTGGCCACAACTCCGCCTTCTCGAAGGCCCTGGAGAAAGCCACCCGCCCGTATCGCAAGGCCATCCAGACCGGGATGCTGGACAACAAGACCGCCGACAAGCTGTACAAGGAGGTGTTCGCGGACACGGTGGTGCTGGACTGGATCAACGTGGAAGGGCCTGACGGCAAGCCGATGGAGTTCAAGCGCGAGAACGTCCTGAAGCTGTTCGAGGACCTGCCCGACCTGTTTGCTGACCTTCGCGAGCAGGCCAACAACGTGGCCCTGTTCCGGGAAGAAGTGCGGGAAGCCGACCTGGGAAACTCTGGGAAGTCCTCCTCTATGGGTTCGAGCAAGGCCCCGTAGAACGGAAGATCATTGAGCAGTGTATGCGGTTCGGGATGCCGTTGCCCGACCGCATACAGAACGCCCCGGAGCTGAACCTTGGCTCAGAGCTATTCTACACGGGCATTTTGGAGCTGACGTCATGTAGGCAAATGGGTATGGGCATTGGTCCGATTCCGTTGTTGGCCATTCTGGAGTATTGTTTGATCAACGGAATCGACGGCGAGCAGCGGGAGGACTTCATTTGGTTCATACAGCGGCTTGACTCGAAGTACATTGAATGGAGTAAGTCCCGTGCCGAGTCTAAGTGATTTCAGCAGACGCATCACCCTCCGGGGCCGCAAGGTCGCGGAGGGTGCTGACGCGCTGACGCGCAAGGTCGCCCTCGCCGCAGACCAAGCCGTGGTCTCAGGGACGCCCGTGGACACGGGCCGCGCCCGCTCCAACTGGATTGCCGCCATCGGCGGTCCCGCCTCCTCCGTCATCGACGCCTATGCCCCGGGCGAGTCCGGGAGCACCGAAGCAGCGAACACCCAAGCCGCGCTGAATCAGGCCGAAGCCATCATCAGCGGGTACACGGCGGGCGAGGAAATCCACATCACCAACAACCTGCCATACATCCAGCGGCTGAATGACGGGTACTCCGCCCAGGCTCCGGCGAACTTCGTGGAGCAGGCGGTCCTGGAGGCCGTTCAGGTTGTTCAATTTGGCCGTATTGTTGACGGCGACCCCGGGAGCTAGACGTGGCAGAAGAGCGCATCGACATAGTCATTACGGAGCGGGGTTCCCGGGTCGTTAAGCGCAACCTGGAGGACATCGGCGAGGGTGCTCGAAAGTCCGCTGACGGGGTGGACTTCCTCAAGCGCGCCCTCTCCGCCCTCGGTGGCGCGGTCGCGGCGCGCGAACTCGTCCGCCTCCTGGACACCTACACGAACCTGAACAACCGGCTCCGGGCGACCGGCCTTGAGGCCCAGAACCTCACGGCGGTGTACCAGGAGCTGCGGGCTGTGGCGAATGATACCCGCTCCAGCTTCGAGGGCTCCGTTGAGCTGTACAGCCGATTGGCCATCAGCTCGAAGGAGCTGGGCGTGTCCCAGCAGGACCTGATCGAGTTCACGAAGTCGCTGAACCAGGCCATCATTCTCTCCGGCGCGAGCGCGACGGAGGCCCAGGCCGGTCTGATTCAGCTGTCTCAGGGTATGGCATCCGGCACTCTCCGGGGCGATGAATTGCGCTCCGTCCTTGAACAGCTCCCGGCGGTCGCGGACGTGATCGCCAAGGAGTTGGGCGTCACCCGCGGCGAACTCCGCAAGATGGGTGAAGACGGCAAGATTACCGCCGGAATCATCCTGGACGCCTTCAAGAGCGCCCGCGACGAACTGGAACAGCGGTTTGGCAGGACGGTTCCGACCATCAGCCAATCCTTCCAGGTCCTGAAGGACAACGTCATTGATATGGTGGGCCGCTTCGACCAAGCGACCGGGGCCAGTGAGGCCATTTCCAGGGCTCTGCTGTTCGTGAGCGAGAACCTGGACACCATCGCCAAGGTCGCCGTCTCCGCTGCGGCGGGGATTGCCCTCGTGGGCGGAACCGCGAGCGCGATCAACCTGGCCCGGAACGCGGTGCTGGCGCTGAATGCCGCTATCGCAGCCACCCCCGTCGGCTTCCTCCTCGTGGGGCTCACGTCCGCGGTCACCGCGCTGACCTTGTTCCGCGACCAGGTCAACCTGGGCGTGGGCGATGTCACGACCCTGGGCGACATGATGCGGGCCCTCGGGGAGACGGTCGGGGCCGTGTTCGGGGCGATCTGGCAATGGGCCAAGGACACCTTCGGGCCGCTGATCCAACTGATCCAGGATTGGGTGGGCGAGGTCGAGGTCAGCATCATCGGCATCCTCCGCCTCGTGGCGAAGGGCGTGGACACCTACATCGGAGCCTGGCGCGGGGCGATCGACGCCGTGGTCGCCCTGTTCAAGGGCCTTCCCGCGGCCCTCGGGGACCTGACGACCCGGGCGCTGAACGTGGTCCTGGACAAAATCGGCAGCTTCGTGAACGCTGCGGGCGAACTCCTGAGCACGGTGACGGAGTTCGCGGGCTTGGGCAAGATCGCCGCGGTGGACCTCCGGCTGACCAACGAGAACGAAGGGGCCGCGCGGAAGCTCGGTCAGGACATCGGTGCCGCCTTCAGCGAGGGCTTCAGCAATACCAACTACGCCCAGGACTTCTTGGAGCGTACCGTGACCCGCGCCCAACAGATTGGCAAGGATCGCGTGGCTGCGGAAGGCGGACCGGCGGCGGACTTGAACCAGCGGGGCACCCGTTCCGTGGTCCCGGACGCCGAAGCCGCGAAGAAGGCGGCGGAAGCCCTGAAGAAGCTCCAGGACTCCCTGGCCTCGCTGATCGGGTCCTATGATCGTGTTTGGGCCGCTCAGCAAGAATATACGGAGGGGGTGAAACTCCTCGAACAAGCGGAGGCCGCGGGCCTGATCACCGCGGAGCGGAAGGCTCAAGTCATTACCTTGATGCAGGAACAGCTGCGCGATGCTATGGACCCGTTGGGAGCCCTCAACCGCGAGCTGGAGCGCGAAAGCGAGCTGCTGAAGATGACCGCGGACCAGCGCGAAGTCGAGAATCAGCTGCGGTCGATTCAGCAGGACCTCCTGAGGCAGGGGATCATCCTCAACGAGCAGGAGCTGACCCAGCTGCGCGAGCGCCTGACCCTCCTCCAAGCGGAAGCCGCGGTGCAGGACCAACGCAACAGGGCCCTTCAGGCGATCCTCGGGCCGCAGCAAGAGTTCATGGC